CTGATGACTTATGTAAGTCTTATGTTGCTTGGGATTTGGGGATTAGCGATTCTACTTCTCTGTGGGTTGCTCAGGTGGTTGGAAAAGAAGTACGTCTCATTGATTTTACGGAGAACCACGGTGTCGGTCTGGACTGGTATGTACGCTGGCTCAAAGATAACGGCTACGAAGGCTACACGCAGTTCTTGCCTCATGACGTCGAAGTCAGAGAGCTAGGCACAGGAAAGAGCCGTAAAGAGGTTTTACAGGAAGCTAGTCTCAATATAACAGTAGCTCCTCGTTTATCGATTGCAGACGGCATACAAGCGGTTAGAAGGCTATTGCCTCAATGCTGGTTCGATCATAAAGTTAAAGCTGGACTAGATGCGTTAAGGAACTACCGCAGGGAATACAACGAGAGACAGCAGGTTTTCTACGACAAGCCGCTACACGATTGGTCTAGCCATGCGGCAGACGCTTTCCGTTACCTAGCGATAAGTCTTGACGAAACAGATGGTTCGTGGTCAAAACCATTGCCAAATAATATTAAATGGGTTGTATAATAAGCAAAATTTAGTAAGGGGCTGTTATGCTCGATTCAGGCACAATCAAGGGAATACTTGAGAATGAGATAGACAATGCTATTGGTTATCTGGACACAGAGACCATTGAGCAGCGCACTAAGGCATTAGAGTATTATCTTCGCAATCCATACGGCAATGAAGTAGAAGGTCGCAGCCAGATCGTAACTGGAGAGGTCGCCGAAGCAATAGACGGAGCATTACCTCAGCTAATACGCACGTTCACCACAACTGAAGATATTGTTTATTTTGAGCCTAAGTCGCCTGGCGATGAAGAATCGGCTAAACAGGCTACGGATTACTGTAACTGGGTGTTCTACCGCGAGAATGATGGCTTAATCATCCTGCATAACTGGTTTAAAGATGCTCTGCTACAAAAGACAGGCATTGTTAAGTCGTACTGGGATGAGCGAGTAGATGTACGCAAGGAAGAATATAAGAATCTAAGCGAGGATGAACTAGCTCTGTTGCTATCGGATCAGTCGCTTAAAGTTGTCAAGCAGGAAATAGAATATACGGAAATGCAGGACATGATGGGGAATGTTATACAAGTTCCTAGTTATGAGGTGTATGTACAGCGTACTGAAGAATCAGGTCAGGTACGTATTGAGAATGTTCCTCCTGAAGAATTCCTAATCTCCAAGTCTGCTCGTAATGTTGAGGAAGCTACGTTTGTGGCTCATCGTCGCTTGATGCCTCGTAGCGAATTGATTGCTATGGGCTACGATAAAGATGTTGTTGATAACCTAGCAACATACAATGACTTAGAGTTCAGTCCTGAGCGTATTGCACGATTCCCTAACGGTGAACAGCCAGACGAGAACACTAGCCTAGACTTCAGCATGCAGACGGTTGAGGTGTACGAGTGCTATATCCGTATTGATGAAGATGAGGACGGTATTGCTGAGTTACGCCGTATCGTTTACGTTGGCTCTGAGATACTGGAAGATGAGGAGTGTGACTACATTCCGTTCCACTCTATCTGCCCTATTCCTATTCCGCATAAGTTCTTCGGTCAATCGTTGGCTGACAGAACAATGGATATTCAGCTACAGAAGTCCACGATTACTCGTCAGAGCTTGGACAATCTGTATCTAACTAACAACAACCGAGTCGGTGCAGTAGATGGTCAGGTCAATATGGATGACTTGCTTAATGCTACGCCTGGTGGAGTTATCCGCTTAAAGAATCCTAATGCTTTGGTTCCACTAACGGTACAGAGCACGTTCGGTCAAGCCATGCCAATGTTGGAATACTTGGATGCAGTTCAGGCTAAACGTACTGGCGTTAGCGATGCTCAGGCAGGTATGGACCCTGATGTATTGAGTAATGTTACGGCTACGGCTGTGGCTGCGATGATGAAGTCTAATAGTGGCAAGCTAGAGTTAATCGCTCGTATCTTTGCTGAAACAGGCATGAAGTCGTTGTTCAAGGGTATTTTGCATCTATTGGGCAAGTATCAGGACAAGCCTAAAGTCGTTCGTATGCGTGGTAAGTACGTGACGTTTGACCCTAGAACATGGGCTAACGAGTACGACATTACGATTAACGTAGGTCTAGGTTCAGGTGACAGAGAGCAGAAGTTAGCTATGTTGCAAATGATTCTATCGAAGCAGGAACAGATCATTCAGCAATATGGTCCGTCTAATCCTTTGGTATCTATCGGTCAGTATCGCAATACTCTAGCGAAGTTCATTGAATCGGCAGGTTTCAAAGATGCTAACGAGTTTATGAATGAAATTACGCCAGAGCAAAATGCTGCATTATCTCAGCCACAGCCTCCATCCCCAGACGCACAGGCAGAGGTTGCTAAGATGCTGGCAGAGGTGGAAAGAGAAAAGACACAGGCTAAGAGCCAAATTGATGCGGCGAAACTTGACCTTGAGAGGCAAATGCTTGAAGCCGAATTTACCCGAAAGGGCATAGAAATTAATATGAAGAACCAGAAGGATTCTGCTGAGATTCGTATTAAAGAAGCTGAGTTAGCAGTTAAGCAATTGCAAGCTGTACTGGCTATGGACTTGGCTGACGAGGACACAAAGAATAAGCAGACTGAGTTAACACTTAAAGCATTACGTGAACTAGGCTCATTAACTAAGGCTATGCAATGAAGAAATCAGACTGGGCTAACAACTTACTGAGAGACGATTACTTCATCGAGATGATGGAAGAACTCAGAGGTATGGAGATAGCTAAGTTTTTGAATAGCGACTATAGAGATATAGAGACACGCGAGGAAGCGTATCTACGTCTTAGAGTCTTAGAATCTATTGATAACTACATTCAAGGATTAGCAGATCAGAAGATCATTGATGAAAAAAAGTTAAAGATTTTGTAGTCCGAATCGTCCGGTTGGCGATATAATTAAGGAAACATAAATGAGCGATACTCAGAACACGACACCCGAGGGTAGTGGTGAGTTAACGGTAGAAGGTGCAGCTAACGCTTTCTTGAGCATGATGGATCGGGAAGATGGCTCCGATAAGGAACAACCAGAATCCGCTTCAGAAGCTAACGAAAGCGATGCCGAATCAGACGATATGAGTCTGAGGTAGAACAAGATGATGACGGTGAGGAGCAAGAGCAGCCCACGTATCTGGTTAAAGCAGCCGGAGAAGAACGTGAGGTAACGCTTAATGAGCTTATCAAGTCTTATCAACTTGGCACAGATTACACCAAGAAATCGCAAGCAGTAGCTGAGGAGCGCAAAGCCGTAGAGGCAGAGCGTCAAGCTGTTCAGGAAGCCAAGCAAATGCGTGATACGTATGCGCAAAGACTTGAGATGATTGAGCAAATGCTACAGCCTCAGCAAGAGGAAAATCTCGAATACCTGAAAGAGACTGATCCTATTGGATACTCTGTAAAGGTAGCCGAGATGATTCAGAGAGATAAGCAACTAGCTGCTGTACAAGCTGACGGAGTCGAATCCATCAGCAACAGGAGCAGGATAGACAGGCACAGATGCAGTCCGTAGTGGCTGAGGAAATGCAGAAATTGTCTAGCTTTATCCCTGAGTTCTCTGATCCGGCTAACGGTGAGGCTATCAGAAATGATATTCGCGCTTTTGGTAAGCAGATTGGATTCTCTGATAACGAATTAGCGGCTGTCTATGATAGTCGGGCTGTACTAACTCTGTATAAGGCGATGCAGTACGACAAGTTAGTTGCTAGTAAGCCAGCTATTACCAAGAAGGTGAACGAGGCTCCTAAAGCGATTAAGTCAGGCGTAAGCAAACCTAGAGATAGTAGTGCTGAAGAAATGAAGAAACTAAAGGCACGAGTTAAGTCTAGTGGCAGTCCACGTGATGCGGCAAGTGTATTTGAACGCTTTTTATAAAGGATTGAATCATGGCAATTTATAACGCCTACGACGCAATCGGTCAGCGCGAAGATTTGACCGACGTAATTTATGATATTTCGCCAACTACTACTCCATTCATGAGTTCTATTGGCAAGACTAAGGCAACGGCTGTTTACCACGAGTGGCAGACCGACTCCCTCGCAGCTGCTACTACAAATAACGCTGCTGTTGAAGGTGCTGATGCTTCTGACGCTACTTTGACTCCTACAACTCGCTTGGGTAACTATACTCAGATTCTGCAAAAGACTATCAAAGTCTCTGGCACTCTGGACACAGTTAACAAAGCAGGTCGTAAGTCTGAGAAGGCATACCAATTGGCTAAGGCTTCGCAAGAGCTGAAGCGTGACTTGGAAACTATTCTGTTGGCTAACCAAGGTCGTTCGGCTGGTACAACTAACTCTACTGCTTGTAAGATG